CGTATGGCCCAATTTTCAAATAAACTTAAAGGTTGTGTACCTAATATATTAAACTTAGCGCCACGAAGAGCATTGATGGCGTTAATTGTTCCGCCTTGTTTAATAATTCCCTGATAAAATTTACTTTGTGTAGTAACGTCAATACCTAAATTAGTAAAGTATTCTCTTGGTCTAAAACCAATTAAACTATTACTAAAAATTTGTAGAGTTTCATCAAATGGTTGATCATTTATATCATAATATTTTAGTGATTGTGACGAATTTGTGGCAAAATTGGAAATTAATCCAGTTTTTACTGCTGAACTATTAATTTGTTGCCAATTTGAAACTTGGAATTGATCTGCTGCTAGTACATTTTGCAATGCTGTGTACAGTTGAGATTTGTATTCAACTAATGTACCTTTTAAGTAATCTACACCAGGCAACCATTCTTCAATGTTCCTATCACTGAAAATGTATCCTGGAAGTTCTAGGCCACCGTTCCAAAATCCTGTTTTTGCACCTATTAATTTTAATCTAAACTGTCTATTTCCTGTTTCTGGTACATAAATTACATCATTAAAAACAGTGGTGTTGTCTAAAATCAATAGATGTTCATATTGAACAAAATTAAATGTAGCTAGCCCAACACTTTCCGTACTAATTACTTTTAAAGAAAATAATCCACTTTCTCTTGAAATTGTAAAATTATTTTTTCGTATAGTTTGATAATTAATATCTAAGACTCTACTGCCATTTACGGTATTCGTGACTTCGTCTACTACTGTGGTATCATTGAATATTTTAATGTTATCTGACACCGGACTTAAAACTATTATGTTACCTTGTTTCCAGCCTTGATCAGACCAGTGTAAAAATTCTTTAGCACTTAAAATAAAATCTTTTTTCTCATTAAGTTGATTATCTCTATCTTCAAAGATAAACCCTTGTGAAGCAAGATGTCTTTGATAACTTACTAAAAAGTCTACTACTTCTTGTTTTTTAGTAAATTCAAATCCGTATGGAATGACTATTCTTTGATTTTTAAAATCATTATAAATTACAGCCCTGGTACCACCAACTTCAATTGTATATGAATTGTTATTTGGTAAACTAGGTATTAATGTAAAATAAGGATTATATAAATCATATCCACTTACAGTATAGCCATTTGCACTTTTTTCTACAATTACAGCCGAATAAGAAAGCTTATCTAAAGGAGCACCTTTGAATAATTCAATTGAATAATTTTCTTCAGGTACAACAATACTGTCGTTAACGCTACTTGGGCTAAACTGTTCTGCTAATAACTCAATAAATTTTTTGTCTGAAAAGCCAGACATTTTATATGCAAGCTGTACAGTTATTAGATTTAAATTATTGTGAATTAGTGTGCTTGCATCAGCTATTCCTAAATTTTTTACATAATCACGAATCCAATTTATATAACTAGCTGCTCTTTGCGTATTTCCTAATTCATCTTCGTAACCATTAATTTTTACTATACTTGGTTTTAAGTGACCATTACTTTCAATTAAAAACTGGCCTGTTGCTACATCTCTGTAATAGTTTTCAACATCAATTAATAGGCCAAAATATCTAGCTGGTTTAGCCAAGGCAAGAGCAAAATGTATAGCAAACGGATAATCACTACTTCTACGCCATGCCAGCTCTGAAGGTCCAATATCCCCTACTGCGTAACTCACATTAGCTGCTGCACTATCATAATCTGTAACTAAAAATTCTGACGGACTACGTAGATTACCACTATCATCTACAGGAATAATTTGAGTCAATCCCGGACGACTATATCTAAAATCAATGCCAGCTCTTGTTCCTGCATGAATATAACCTGCTTCTAGATCACTCCATAAAACTAAGTTACCGCCTGTATAGGGCGCTGGTCCGTATCTATCCACCCAATAATCTGGTTTCTCGCTGAAACCGAGCATTTCCCATGGATGGGTGTGCGGTCTATCTGTATCAAAGAAATATCTAAATACGCTGCGCCATGTTCCTGGCAGACTTTCTCCATTTATTACGTCTCTGAATTTTTTATAATTCCAGGTGAAAGGATCTGAGGCTACAAACGTAGAATTGGTAGTGTAATCAATTCTGTTTGTACCTACCCAACGTAAAAAGCTTTGCCCAATTAATTGATCAAATTCTGCCCTTGTATAATCAACTAATCTAAATTTCCCAGGAATGTAATCGTTAATATTAAAGTTAGTTACATTATATTCAATTTTAATATTGTTATAGATTCTTCTTTCTAGTTCTAATAAGAATTTGTCTCTAAAGTCACCAAATGCCGGAGTAATACTACCGTCGTGTCCTTGTATAACTGTTATAGGAGTTCTATAAGTGTTGTCTGTATAAATTACAGGTTCAAATTTTGGATATATGCCTAACTTGGTCGGAGTCTCAGGAATGTAACTTCCATCGGTATTGTTATATTCAACAATTGTTAAAATATCATCAATTAATAAAATAAAATTGTCTGCAATGTTAATAGCAGGTCTAGTTTGATCAAATGTGTAATCTCTGTCTTTAACTAATAGTTCAGTGGTTGTTATATTGTTTAAGGTTCTTGTTATATAAACTAGAACAGCTTTGTTGCTTATAACAGTGTCTTGAAATATATTTGTTATTTCATAACTTCTAATTTCTGGGTCAAATACCTGATAACTTGGTAAGACAACTTTTTCGTCATCACCGTAGGGAACCATGTCACTATAAAACCATGGAAAAGAACTGTTCTTTACATTGTTAATAGTTAATAAAATTGTATCTACAGAAGCCGCAACATTGTTTCTATCTAATTCTAAATTGGCAGCATGCTCTAGAAATTTTTGTTTAAACTGCGTATATTCTTTTGACGCTAATCTTAACGATTCTACAAAATTCATTGTAGGATGATTTAAAAATAAACCAGCATACACTGCCGGGGCACTATGTTGTACAATTGTACCACCGCGATTGACAAAATTTATGTCCCTAATATTACTTTTTCCAGGAACATCGCCAATTATGTCAGTGCTGTTATTTTTGAACCCAATTAAATGATTTCTTATTTGTCCAAGAGTTAATGTTGTTATGTCATTGTTAAGAGCATTAATATCATAATTCAGCGGAATTTCATAGAATCCTTGCTGAGACGTATCTTTAGAATTAAAGATTGAAATAAAAACTACATCATCTGCTGTCAGAATTTCAGGGTTTATGAGAATAGCTAATTTATTATTGGTTTGCGTAATTGCCCAATTGCCGTTGGCTACTCTTTGATTGTTAATTGTTATTTTTACATTAGGAGTATCAACTGTCTGGTCTGGTAAAATATCAATTGGAAATAAATTTGTTTGTCCATCGTAAATGTAATTAAAAAGTTGATATTGCTTGGTAAAATCTAAATTAATATTCCAAATGTTTAAACGCTCATTGGTGGTTCTTGAAAGATTTTTTTGTAAGAATCCAATATTAATATTACTAATTTCTTCTAAACCACTTGATAATCTGTAGGCAAAAGTATCAACGTCAAAATTGTTTTCAAAAAGTAAATCACCTTGCGTTTGCAAGTTTTTATAACTAACAGGGAATCCTAAAACTGGATCATTATTTCCGGTGCCACTTTTGTAGGAAAATAACTTAGTTCCAACAAAATTTGAGTTGTTGTAAACTGATTGATTACTTAAACTGATTCCTTGATTGCTAACAATATCAAATTGAGGTGGTTGATTAACTGCGGTTTTTTGTTGAGACTCTATCCAGCTTTCGCCATTGAAATGCCATTGCTTAGATCCATTGGTGCCAGAGTTTACCGCAACAGTGTTGCCTTCTAAAACCTCAGAATCATCAGTTTCCTGTATATAAGCACGATACATCTCTGGGCTTTCGCTAAAAAGCTCTATACTGAATCTGTAAATTTTGTTTCTGATATTTAAATCTTCGTCGGCTGTAAAAACTACTCTATCTCCATTGTTTAACACTACAACTTCAAGATCAGTAGCAGTTCCTGTGCCAGCAACTGCCGCAGAGGCAACAAACGTGGTACCAACAGTATACCCTACTGGGGCTCCGGCTGCTTCCCAATTTGTTGTTCCTAGTGTTGTTATTTCATATGTACGACCAACTCTTAGTTCGCTAGAATTTAATATTAGAGAAAAAACTGCCGAAGTAGGTGCAAATGCTGTTGTTTTAGGAACAACAACGCCTTGTACCTGGGAAAATGCATTAGTAATTAAGGTGTCTAATACATCAATAGGATCCTTTGCTTCTACTCCAAAATTATAAAGTTGTAAGTCTGAATTAAATTCAATGATAGGTCTTTGTGCTCTTACATTTTGATCTAAAATTAATTCAGTATTGTTGTATTCTGCAGTTTTTTCAATAACTTCAACATGGAACCAGCGATTACTTCTTGACCATGCGTTTTGGTCAATTGAACTTCTGTTTATTGTAATATAATCAGGGGTTGAATAATTATAATCTAATTCAGAAGAAACCAGCTTACTTGCGTCCACTAATTTTATTGCTGTACCTACCCCTTCAACATAATAAGTGTTATTTGTATAAGGAGCAACTGCCGTAGAATCAAATTCAACTTTTAATCCATTGGTAAAATTAACACCAGAAGGGCTTACATAATTAGGTTCCCCAATTATTTCATTATCAGGATCAATAGTTAAAGCTAATTTAATAGTACCAAAAGCAGTGTCAGACTGGTCACTTTGATAGTAAAGATAATCCAACGGTGCTGTAATGTTAGGAACCTGAAAATATATATTGGTTCTTTTATAGAATTCTTTGCCTGAATTACTAGCACCTGCTACGATTCTTACTTTGTTTTCATTTGAAACTTCAAATTTTTGACTAAGGTATATTCTTAAGTCGCCCTGACTATCAGGATACACATTAATTTGGTATATACTGGTCCTTTGACTTTGGGGAATAAGATTGTCTTGATCTAAGTAAATTACATTATCTAAAACTCTTGCTGTATTGTGCCAATACGTGTCATCAATAAATGAGTTATTGATAAACACCACAGAAGTGTTATCATAAGATGTAGTTGGTCCGTCAAGACCTCCTAACTCGCTTAATTCAGACAGCAAACATCCTTGCAAAGTTTGGTAACTTAGATTTGTGGCAAAATTCACATTGTCAACAATGGGCATTGAAGTCCATTGAATTTGCGCAGTAGAAGTTGGTACTGTGAATGAAATCGTGCCGACGTCGGCACCGTTGTTTGTAACACCTAATACTTCACGAGTATTTAGATTATTTAAAGTGGGATCTACACCTGTTGATCCTGGTTTACTCTGAATATAAAATTTGTTATCTGGATCATTTACAGTAAACGTATATGTTCCGCCCCTAGCTAACGTAATCAATGGATTTGAAATATTATCAAATCCGACAAAATTGTATGTGTTAGTAGTTGCATCAAATGTTGCGTTAAAATTTCTTTCAAGAGGAGTATCCAACGCACTTATTGTTACAGCATCTGGCCCATTTTCTAACCAATAATATTGTACAAAATTAATAAATTTATCAAGATCAATTTGTGGGTCGTAGGAATAATATTCATTGTCAAATAACCTATTATGATTACTTGTTAAACCTCCGTAAAAATTAATCTTATTAACTATATCTGTATAAGTGGTTGCAAAGTTAAGCTCTTGAGTAACAGGATCTTTTATTATAACCGAAGGTTCTAGTTGATAGTTTTGTCTATCTTGTGTTGGTTCAGTGATATAGCTATCATTGGCTTTATAGGAAGGAGCCAGTTTTCTGCCAATGTATCCATTTATTCTAACTAGGTTAGGTTCACTATATAATTGATCAACAGTGGCATTAAGAAACTTTTTATTTGTTTCTGTTCTGAAAATTTCTGGTAAAAATTGTAAAGTCTTAAAAACTGCCATTTTTTATCCTACAAGCTAGTAATATTAATTTGTGATGCGGTTATAGCCGGTATAATTTGCACATTATCTACAGTGGCGGCGCTTACTAAAATTTCATCCGGATCAGCATTAATTTGAAATAATGTTCCAAATTGAGACTCTGTATCAGCCGGAACAATTATAATGCTGCTTACATTAGGCACTAACGATGTGTGCAGGTATGCACTTAGTTCACTAAAATAAAATGTTTCACCAAATTCCCAATTGTTAATGTCAAAGTATGTGTTAATTGCAGCGATAACCTGGCTTTTTATTTCATTATCGCTAATCATTATATTAGGATTTTTAATTACTTTAAATGTAGCTCGCAATGTTGGATTGGCTTTGCTACCAAACAACGGTTTAAAAACAGCAGGATTGTAGATTATACTGTCGCTTACTGTTTTAAATGCTTCAATTGATTCAAATTCTGTTCTAAGTTCGTTTACACTAGGAGGAGCGGGTTCTGCAATTTTTCCGCCGGTGTCAGTGATATATGCAAAATAATCATTGGCATAGGTCTTAGTTAGAATATAAAAATCAATTAGATTATTAGGGCTAGGATCAATTCTTCTATTATTTGGTGCGTTATGCTTGTATTGGAACATTAAATCTTTGCGCCCTACTCTTGCTATATAATCGGTTGTTTCTTGTAGTGTAGTGCCACTTGAAATGTAAAACAAGTGTGTATCTATTGCAAAGAATACTGTGTTATCAGGATACAATAAAATATTTTCTAAAATTTCTTCTTCGGTTCCATATTCACTTACAACCTCAGTCTGATCAATTGGATTAAATGTAATAAAATTATATTCGTTGGTGCTTTTTACAAAGAATACAAATTTGTTTTCTGGATTTACTGTAGGTGCAACTAAATTGACAAACAAGTCTGGATCATCAGGTACTTCGTCTAAGTTATCATCAGGAAAAGTAATTTTAACTTTTCTATTGTCTTCTATTCCGTCCTGCCCTAGGGCTACATCCCAAATTCTATAAGTTTGACTATAGAATATTGAATCACTAGAATCTGGCTCGGTATTAGTACGCAAAACTTTAATTGCATCACTTAGTGTAGTGGCAGTTCTACTATCATACACTCTTACATCAGGATCAAAATAAAATCTAGTTTCCCGTTCACTTTCAAAATAATAATCTATACCTCTGCTGACAGCAGTGTATTCTCCGTTTAGATAAGTTAAACTTAAAAACCAACTAGAATCTAAACTTGTGCCGGCTGTGCTACCAGCATTAGCTAGACTAAATTCTCCGGTTCCAAGATTCTGGCTTTCAATAATTTTCCATGATAATGATGGAATATCGTATCTGAGGCCAAAGGTTTTAAAACTTAAAATTTGAGTAATAATATCATTGATTAATGCTTCAGACCAATCATTGGCAAATACTGGAATAATTTGGTCAATTACAGCACCAGTAGGAACAACAACACTTAGAGTTGCTACCGAAGTAAGTCCAGGATTATCATAATTTATAATACTTGCCCACAACTCTGTGCGCTGGAATTCGGTAGTAGGGGTTCCAATTTGTATTTGATTTTGAGCATCAAAATATTGGCCGGCTGGTAGAACAAATTTAACTAGACTGCCTTGCAATAAAAAATTGTAATTGGGACTAGCAAATGTGCCAGAACTTCTTCCGCTTGCTACAGATGTTTGTGTCCATGTTGCTATTAATGCTACTGTGCCCGATCCTGATCCTGGCACAGCCGTGGCTGTAAAAATTGTACCCGCTGCATTAGATGCTGCGCCAATGCTGGTGAATGAAGTAGAACCTGACGTAATAATTTTATAGGTTTTACCGGCTGTTAAACTAGTGGCTGCAATAGTTGGCCCTTGCGGTTGGGTTCTAGTTGCAGTATCATAATAAAGATGTCTAGTTGCAATGCTAGAGATCAACGGTTTTAGACGATTTCTTACTATTGCACTTACTTCTACTGTGCTAGTAAATTGGAATGTGACTGTATCTGTATAGTAAGGATCTTTATAAATTAAACCGTCCTGAGCAAAAATATTTGTGCTAGAATATTTTCCAGTTGCATCAATAACATCAAGATATCTACTTGTGCCCGAACTAGTTCTATTTACTGCCTTCAATTTTAAAATATTGTTGAAGGTTGTAAATGGTAAAACATTATAGTCCTCAGCAGTCACCATTCTATTTTGTGTGTAATACTGCTGCGGAGCATTTGTTCTTATGCTGTCAAGAGATTCTCTTGATATAGCATTTGAAACTGTGTACTGTAAACTAGCTCTCACTGTTAGGGTTTCTGCCCTACCTGAACGACCACGGTATGGTATAGTAACAGTTATTCCAGCCATTTCATCTGGCGTAATTTTATAAGTTAAATTATTACTTGTTCTATAATAAACTCTAAAATTGCCTACTGGAATATTAGTAAAACTACCGTCACCAAACACTAAATCAATTTGATCATTTGCTCTACTTGCAACACTATAAAGATTTCTCTCGTCAGTATTATTATAAATTACATTAATTCCATTAACAGCAGGCACTTGTGTCCATAATTGATTGAGTGCTCCGCTGCTAGTCAAACTGTATAGCCAAGCGTCAATATTATTAATATTATCAAAATTAATATTAACGATTCTGTTAGGCAAGCTTTCTGTAATAACAAAATCTAGATTACTTAAACTACCTTGTTTAAAGTAGAAAAAATATCCTGTGTTATTACTGCCGTTGCCTTGATTATCATTTTTATATAAAAAGTTAAAACTGCCGCCCGGTGCTGGAGGCAGTTCATAAATGTATGATTGATCAATACTAGTAGCACTTACAATTTCAAAAGGAAATGTTACACCGCCCACTGTTGCTGTATAAGGATATGTAGTTGTAGACCCAGATAGCGTTGATACTGTGTATTCATCAGTAGAGACACCATTGAGAGATTTTGAAGCTCCAGGTTTACCAATTGCCTGCGTGGGAAGAATAGCAGCGTTTAACACGCCAGTGAACTGTTCTAGCCAGTTTTCGTTTGAACTGTCATTCCAGTTAATAATAATATTGCTTAGATTAATGCCAGTACTATCAAAAATTGCTTCAGTGGTACTAACACTATCAAATTTTAAAAATCCAGAAGCTGGTGTACTGCGCTTGGGATTATAACTAACTAAACGAGCTAGTTTTAATATGCTATCTCTGCGTTCGGCAGTATCAATAAAATTTTCACGTGCATTTAGATCTGTTCTAAAAGCTAAACTTTGACCTAAAAAAGCAATTAAATCAATAAGCGCAATGTATTCTGAACTGTCAGTAAAATCGTTAAAATCTTCAGGATAATATGTGCGTAAATATTCAATCATTGACTTACGCAAAGTTTCATAGTCAAAACTTTGGAAGTCAGCTTCTCTAAAAGTTTGGTAGATTTTAGTCCAATCTTGTTGAACTAGTAAACTTGTTTGTCTTGTAGTAATAGCCATTCTAAATACCTATTTTTAATATTTATTCAAATTATTTTCTGGTACTTTTATGTTAAATTGCTATTACATTGTTTTGTTCGCGATCAAATTGTAAAGATAATACATCGCTGTAATTGTCAGGTAAAAAAGTTATTTCTACTTGAATTTGTAGTCCATAATCAAATTGATCAACTAGAACGTTGTCAACTCGTATTCTTGGGTCATAGCTTACTACTCTTTGTATATCTGACACTATCAGTGCTTTTACATCAGCAGTCAAAGGCTCAAACAATACATTCCAAATTATACTGCCAAACTCTGGATTCATTAGCTTTTCGCCTTTTCTTATGGCAAAATGATTCAATAGATCGCGCTTAATCAATTCTAGATCAGTTAATCTAAATTTTTTGTATCTATCTATTGTGCTAAAACCTTTATATCTTGTGACCATAAATGTATTTATTCTGGTGTATCAGCCCCTAAAGTCATGATAGCGTAACGCCCATTATTAAAGTAAATGTGCCCCGGGCGACCCCTACTATCCACTGTTTGACCTGTTTCTCGCCATACATTTGCTTTACTTGCAATAGAAAATGTTTCTGAATTAATAGTGCCGTCAGAATTATAAACACTTTGTTTTAACTGAGGATTACCTAGGTCTTGGTACTGATATGCCAGAGCTAACATTCCGGCCACTTTGTCTTTAGTATCGCCGCTACGTATAGCATTACTTTTAATCAGTTCGTTGTATTTTTCAGTCAAAAACTCGGTCATGACATTTTCTTGTATCAGTGTTGCAGCTAGGAATAAATCATTTGAATCTATTCCATCTTTGCCCGTCCATTGATTATTGATATCTAAGAAGCCTTTATTGTACAACAACCATTGACTATTTTGATATTTTCCTAGCAGTAATGGGCTAACAGTAAAAGAAATAGCACCACTAATAGTGTGATTACTAGCCAGTTTAATTTGATTATTACCTATAAGTGCAGTGCCAGTTCCGCTACCAACAGCATTTGCAATGAATTCTAAACCAACTGCTACATTTGCTACAAATGGTACGCCGCACAGTGTAAAGTCAGTAGTGCCAATGCTAGTGATTGTATAAGTAAATCCAGGAACAAACTTGCCTGCTTGAGTATCTCCGCCTAAAGATTTTTCAATAACAATTGTATTACTACCAAATGCACCTGTGCTGGTTCCGGCAATGTTAGCAAACATGCCAACTTTTATTTCACTATGATCATTGTTTGTAATTGTTATAGATGCAACATTGGCAAATGATGTATTAGAACTTATACTGGCTTTATAAATTCCTATTTGTGGTACGCCTACACCAATTAAGTTGGCATTGGTGTTACTTTCTAATTGGCCAAGTTGTATTAATAAACATCTAACCTCAAATCTGTTTAATCCAGGTACGTCCGGTCTAGTTTGTTTTATTGAAACTCCTCTTGGAGCATCAGGATCTACTAGCAAACTGCGACTAGCAGGATTAATCACAGGAAACTGAAGAGATGTTGTTATACCTGTATTAGCCATTGTTTTTGCCTTTAGTCTGTGCCACGGGCTTTACTACTGAGCCATTATTCTTTTTTAATTGTCCTGTTTGTCTTTGCCATGGTTCGTGAGTTGGCGTAAAAGGAGCAATACTTTCAAATGTAGAGTCCGACGACACCCATAATTTTTGTTCGTTGTTATACTTAACATTGGCTTGTTTGTAAAATTCAAAAGGAACATTAGTAAGAGGTGAAGACGGTGTGCTTGTATTAAGATAAATGTTTCTACCTTTTAACACTAAATCGCCGGAAGTTTTCCAACCTCCTGTGATTGCCTCCATTAACAATGATGAGCCACTTTTAATGCCTACGTTTCCTGCATTTACAGCTATGTTTTTTGCCGCAGTAATTGTGTAACTTTCTGTTTCGTTTAAAAAATATTTTTCTGCATACATCTTAATAGCATTGCCACTATGAAAATTAATTTCATTGTCGGCATGAAAATTTATGTTTTGTTGTGCTCTTACATTAAAATCGTTGTTAGTAAAAATATTGATACTTCCGTTGGGTGTAAGTTCTATCCAAGTTGTTCCTTTACTATTACCAATATACATAATATCTTCGGTATCATGCATTAGTATTTGATGACCCCCACTACTTCTTAAACGCAAAAGTCTACTTTCGCCAAACAAGTCACCATCGTCCATAACCAACGAGTGCCCGCCTTTACGATTAGGAAATTGTTGTAATAGACCAATTGGCAAATCTCCTTGGGCTATACGTTCTTCAAGATCAGGAAAATCTGCAGGATCAGGAACAGATCTACCAGGGCTGCTTAAACCAACTACTTGACTAGGTGTTTCACGCTGGCTACTACTGGTAATAGTGCCTCGCACAGGATCTTTGTCTAATCCTTGTTCTATTACAATATTTGCTTGATATGTGTGTACAACTCTTGGCAAATCAAAAAATTTAGGATCTAAGTCATCTTTCTTGTTTTGAGCTACTAGTTCTGCCGTGGGCAAATAGCTACCACTGCTTATTCTACCAGAGCCAAAGGTTTTATCGTTGTTGATTTTACTAGTGCCAATATTGGTTCCGTCTGGTCTAGCTAACCCCGGAGTCATGTGTGTTGTTGGCAAGTTAGGTATGCAAGCAAACCAAAATCCTTGATTAGGATCTCCCATTACAAACGTAACCAAAACTTTATTGCCAATATCAGGGGGCACAGCCCAAAAACCATAAGTTTGTTGTGCAGTAGTAAAATTATTTTTATCATCCCCTGGTAGGCCTAATGTGCTTCCAAAAAATGGAGATGCGTACTTCATGACATACCATTTATCTGCTTCTTCTTCGTCACCGCTTATGTCAGGTATCCATACAGCTAGTCTACCGGCTCTAGCAGGATCTGAATTATTTTTTATAATGCCAATAAATGGACCCGGATCAAGTTTGACACCGGTTTGTTTTGTACCGGTCCAGTCTGGTAATCTGCCTTGGCTTGATTTATTAACTGCCATTATTCATTTGCTCCAGGATATACAGGTGTAGGATTAGCTACAAATGGTTCATTTTGAAGATTTGTTTGATACAACTTACCACGCCACTCAAAGACTCCCCCTGGTTTATTTCCAAAATCTTTTCTAGCCTGAGCAAAAGCATCTGAGAAAGTCAAGGGCTGATTTGATTGTGTAAACTGAGATGGCTGTGTTGGCGAGCTAGATGGCACTGGTGGAGCATTTGGTGTAGGAATAACCGGATTAGAAAATATTCCTCTTTTTGCCTCAGCATCTTGATCTAAGGTCTCATTAGTGTTTACTCGAGTTGTTTGTCTGGCGGGTTTGGCCGGCGGTGTCAATGCATCAGGAATTCTTATTAGATCTAAAGTTTGTGTAAACTGACCTCTATTGAATTCACTAACCACTGTTATCACTTTATAAATTCCAGAAAATGATCCGTCAGTTGTACGGCCATTTGATAAAATATCTTGTTTATTAACTATACCAATTGGATCATTAATATCTATGGCATTTTTTACATTTACTCTTACATAAACTTGTTCGGCATCAAATAGTATTTGCCCATTGTCGCTAATAGGTCTTGTAGAATTGTTTGCTAATCTATTTTCCAATAGGCGTGCATACTCTTCAGGACTACCTGGATTATAAAACACATCATCTTGTTTAATAAAAGCTGGATCACCAATTATTTGTAGTTTTAAATTTAAAGCATCGCCTCGCTGACTGCTATAGAGGCTTGTTTTCAAGTCAGCAATAATTTGCTCATCAGGATCAGTGGATTTTGTAGTACCAACTGAACCTTTTTGGGCGCCTGCAAATGCTTTCACGACCGGAGGAAAAGATCTTTCTGTAATCTGAGCACTGTATTTGGCTGTTTCAACATTGTCTGTATCGCTATCTGCATCATTGCCACCTCTAACAACTTGGTCGCCTTTAGTTGTTATTAGAGTATAAAATGAAGAATCAAAATCTATGTCAAGTCTAATTATATCTTTGTTTTTTCCTGTATATAGATAATCATAAACACGCACAACAGTATCTGCTACATTTGAAGAGTTAACTTTTGGAAAATTTGGGTGATATGCATTTGCGGCGGTATAAGGTAGTATAGAATACAGCACAGTTTTACTGTATGTGTTTGTTGACGGATCAAAGTCCTGCAATGCAACTGTAGGCAATATTTTAAACCATTTTAGTTTTTTTGGTGTATTTGTTTGCCCACTTCTATCATTACTACCGGTATATTGAGCATTACTATCTGTTTGACTTTGTTCTGATGGTTGTGTTTTTAATTGATTTTTTATATATTCGCTTTTACTCAAAATAGCATCAACGATATCTATAATGCTGTACCCAGCATTAAAAGATAAAACTTGTTTGTCTTTTCCAGAACTAGGCACTTGATTGTAAGCACTACTAGAATTAGACATACCAACATCAGTTGTGGAACTATCAGCCGCATTGACAATTTTAGATTTTGCTATTTCGTCGTCGGGTATATTAAATGCTATTCTAGTTGGTATTTGTATTGCTAGTTTTTTACTAGTTTTAATTTTCTCCATGTAACCATTATAGGCAGCAGGTAAACTTTTTACTTTAAATTTTTCTTTTGCTGTGAGTAATCTTCTTTGATTTTCTATTTCAGCGGCCGAAGGAGTTGCAGAATTTTTATAGGCGGCAATCCATTTTTCTACTTCACGTTCTATTCTTTCTTCCTCTGTTTTTATTTGTCCTACAAACAGTTTTTCTAGTTCATCATTGCTACTGAAAAATTCACCTACTGTTCCTGCTTCTACTGTCATGGGCACAGGCAACGAAGCTGTAATATTATCAAAAGCTGAATGATTGTAAGGTATAGCTGAAACTGCATAAGTTGTTCCGCTACCAGTTGGTTTAATTTTCATTTCAATCAATTTGATAGCAATTTTTTTACTTACAACAACATTATTTGTAATTTGCAATTGATTAAGTTTATCATCTGATGGATTAGCTAAGATGTCTACCTGCAGTAAATATGGCTGAGACATGTAGTTAATACTTCTGTCATCAGAAGTTTCGCAGGCGCTTAATAATCTATCTAATAAACTTAAACCATATGGTTCTGTGATAGTAAAGGAAATGTCAATGGCGTTTGACGCTTTTGTTTTTGCATTAAGCCCAACTACAGATTCCATTGATAAGTTATCAATAAAAAAATCAGTTTGAAAATCTGGATGCCTTAATGTTTGATTATAATTTGCCCGTCCTGTTCTAGTTTCCTGTGCTACTAAATCCCCAATTGTAGTTGCATAACCACCTGCACTACTTATTAAACTATATTTTGGCGTAAAGGAGGTAGGATTTGCTGAGAGATTATTATAGTCCTGTGATGTTAAGAAAAATAATGTGATTCTATAAGTGTAACTAGTATAATCATGTAAAATGTTTTGCGGTACAGGACCTGGTGTTTGAGGGGTATAGTCTGACTGTTTACCTGTTACATTATTGCCTACTATTGAACTATTGTTTGATACATTAACCTGATCAAAGTTTTCTTCTGATATTATAGCCACAGATTAAACTCCTAGGTCTTGTTTAAGCGTATCTAATTTAGGAATGTAAATTCTAGTTCCTGCTCTAAAATCTAATAAAGGGTCTACTAATACATTAGGATTGCGTTGAGCAAACACCCACCACAATGCACTGGTTCCGTATAAATCGGCCGAAAGTAAATCTGGCCTATATTCGTACACACTGTCTATTTCATATAACACATCGTCAGGAAATTTAGAAATTGGTCTATTGGTCATAACATCTAAAAAATTACCAAATACTTTTGTGTTGTAGTATGGACTACTAGAACTGTATTGTGCAGCCATTATAGATAGCCTCCAGAGAAAGTATTATTTTTCCCTACTATTAATCCTCCTCGAGCAAACTCTTTATAATCAAAAGCTATTGCTTGTGTACGACTAATTACAGGTTGTAAAGTTAAACTAAAAGTACTTGAAGTTGGTACACGATTAAATGCTGAATTAATTGTCTGTGTTAAAATTTCATTACCAGCATTAGTTCCGTTTACACTAGGTAATGTTATAGATCCATAGGTGCCACTAAGTGTATTACTTGTAGATTTTGTTGTTACACTCTGCGGAGTACTTACTTCAATGTAATCAACGTCATTGGGCATCGTATGACTGAAACTAGTCACAACACAGGAAATATGGGGTAAATAGTGTTGTCCATAACCATCAAGATATACTATAGGTGGCGGGCTACCTTGGTAATCAGATGACATACCGTAAAACATCTTTGTTAAAGCTCTAAAATAATAAATGCCTGCTAAAAAATATCTAGCTTCATCTAAATTTTGCACAGTAAAATCAGCAGAAATATTAATAGCAGCAACAGAACTTGATTCGTAAAAATATTGAGCGTAGTTAGAATGAGTAAGTTGTTGGGTTTGATAATTTGCTGAATGTGCTACTGTTACAGATGGCACATAGGGGAAAATAAAGCCATCAGTTTGTTTCAAAGGAGCCACTAAACCAGGTACATTACCAGACGATGATGGATCCCAATACAAGATTTTACTAGAAGGATTAATACTAATTCGTACTCGCCAATCGTTACCAGAATCGTCGCTTGTGCCAAACTGCACACTAGGACTTTGGGTAGATGACTTTGCAACTGCACTACCTCCGGGTAGTAAACCTGCCAAACTTCTACGTGCATCTGCAGGATTTAAACTACCAGCCGAAGTAGTTTGGTTTCCATTACCAGGTATAAAACGGTTGACAACTCCATTAACTGCTGCGCCTACAGTATTGGTAAGTGAGCGAAATGAATTGGTATTTGTTTGATTAATCGGAGTTACTTTAGGCATTATATTTTCTCTTGCATTTTTATTATTTATTTGTTAAATTAACAGCGTATTTAAAGGAACCGAATGAAACACAACTATCTAAACAACCGCGATATCTTAAAGGAAATACACAAAAGCAAAATAACTTATTGTAGCTTTTTGGCGCCAGAAGATGCGCACTACGATATAATTTTGCCCGGTATTGATAAAATTAATAAGAAAAATATAGCCGAAGGTCGTAAATTACGAGCAGAAAGACTAACAAGAGCGGCGTTTGATCAAGCCCAAAGCACAAGCACAGTAAAACTAAAACTAGATGATTTTGCTGTCAAACCTAGTAAAATAGCTGCAACAGACATAGTGTTTCGTATAATGACTTGGGAACACATACCAACAGATACAGTAAAGTCTAAAAAACAAAAAACACAAATTGTACTAAACGACGACGAAGATCCTATTACCGAATATGATGATGCTGCGGCGGCGCTGCCTAGCAAATTCGTCAAGGTCAATTTTCCTCCATTCCAGCATTATAAAATTGATGAGGACGGCACGCCGTACTGTGTAGGCAAAAGTCATTGGCAAGGCGATCTTGAAAAAGGCAAATTTAACAGAGAGCATGGTACAATGACACGCACACTAGCACACATGTTCATGAAACTGTGCGAACGTTATGCTACCCGTTCAAACTGGCGTGGATATACATACAACGACGAAATGCGTAGTCAAGCACTACTTCAACTCAGCCAAATTGGACTACAATTTGATGAATCAAAATCACAAAATCCTTTTGCTTATTACACTGCTGCTATCACTAATTCCTTTACTCGAGTCCTTAACATTGAAAAGCGCAACCAGAATCTTCGAGATGATATTCTTGAAATGAACGGACTAACTCCTAGTTATACCAGACAAGGTATGGGCTCCTGGGGCGGCGGCTCGACGTCTGGTGAATATAATGATGATTGAGTTTGACTTTGCTGGTTATAAAAGTGTAAACTAAACGGATGTCTAACTTATTCAAGAAAGCAGCAGTCTGCACAGATATACATTTTGGATTAAAAAGCAACAGTCAAACACACAATGATGATTGTTTGAATTTTATCAAATGGTTCACAGCAAAGGCCAAAGAGGAAGGGTGCGAAACTGCTTTCTTTCTTGGCGACTGGCATAATAATCGTGCATCAATTAACATTGTTACTCTCAACTATAGCCTCAAAGCTCTGGAGCATTTGAATGACAATTTTGACTGTGTTTATTTTATTCCTGGCAATCACGATCTTTATTATCGCGATAAGAGGGATGTCCAAAGTGTTGCGTGGGCACGGAACTTACCTAACATTCATATTTGTAATGATTGGTATATCAGTGGCGACGTGGTTATTGCTCCTTGGTTGGTTGGCGATGATTATAAGCGTATACCAAAACTAAATGCCAAATATATGTTTGGGCATTTTGAACTGCCGCATTTTTACATGAATGCAATGGTTCAAATGCCCGATCACGGTGATGTAAAACAAGATGACTTCACTGGTGTCGAACATGTATTCACTGGTCATTTTCACAAACGCCAAACACAGCGTAACATAACTTACATTGGTAATTGCTTCCCACACAACTATGCCGATAATCACGACGACGAGCGTGGTATGATGGTATTAGAATGGGGCAAGGAGCCAGAATATCATGCTTGGCCAGATCAACCTAGATATCGTGTATATCAACTAAGCGATGTTCTAACTAATACAGATGCACTATTACATAGAGGTATGCATGTTCGTGTAAATTTAGATGTTGACATCAGTTACGAAGAAGCTGCATTTATTAAAGAAACGTTTGTTAGCACGTATGGCCTCAGAGAAATCACACTAATACCACAGAAAATAGTAAATGAAGATATCAATTATGATATAACTGGTAACATAATGTTTGAAAGTGTTGATACTATTGTAACTAATCAACTTACAAATATACAAAGCGAACAGTATAATAAAAATTTACTGCTGCAAATATATCAAACTTTATGATTGACCATATAACACCTATACTTGACAAATACTTTTGGTATGACAAGATATTTGATTTACTAGATTATGACGAAGATTTACAAAGTTTGTACGAAGAACTAAAGCAGTTAAGTAAACCACACTACGAAAATAATTATAGATTTATATTTTTACATTACGACACAGATTATTACATCACCAATGATCAACCTGGAGTTTTGCTGCGCAACCTACAGCGCATGATTTGGTCGTTGGGTATTGGAAATTATTTTTGCTTAATATTAAGTCAGCAAAATTTAGAAAATGAATTAGATAGATTAAGGATAGAAGAAACAACCGAAGATGTTTCAATAGCTTGTATTACACATCCTTTGCAAAATATTAATTATTTTCCTCAACTTGTTGAAAATTTAAACAGCGATAAAATTGTGAAGAATTATTCATGCTTTAATCGTCAAAAAAGGTTCCATAGATTAGCTATGTTTGTTTTACTTAAAGAAAATAATTTACTAGATAAAGGAATGGTGAGTTTTGGTGCAAAGCAATCTTGAACTAATTCACACTTCGCCTTTTTTAAGAATCAAGGACGGATGGCAAGTTAGAGATCAAAATTTATTAGAATTATTAAAGAACTTTGATTTTCAAACAAATTATTCAAATTTTGAGGATCCTTATCATCATAAACAGGCTGAACCAGAACTTTATCAGCAGTGTTTTTTACAAGTAGTCACAGAAACAGTTTATGATTATCCTCATAATGCCTACGGAGAAAAAACTTTTAAACCAATCAGTTGTTTAAGACCTTTTGTAATTTTAAGTGTTCCTGGATCGTTAAAGGATTTGCAAAAATTAGGGTTTTATACGTTTAGCGATTGGTGGAGTGAGGATTACGATAACATTAGCGATCCTACAGAAAGATTATTTGCTGTGCTTGATATTATTAATTGGATTGGTACACAGGATCTTTCAACTTTACAAAAAATGCTATTAGACATGATGCCAATTTTGCAACACAATCATACCCATTATTTTAATACGTTAGTTCCTCAACAAATTTTAAAATTTGAAATTAATTGTAAAAAAAACATAAAACCTAGATAAAGACTTTGGAATACACTTTTAATAATTGGAAAAATAAAACAGGTACTATTCCAGTAACCTGGAAAGAACACGACTATACAGAAGTTAGCTGGTACCAACACAATGGCTCACCAGGATTTGATTCAAACAAACAAAATTTAGATCCGTACAAAAATAATATTGGTGTACTAATTCCAAGAACAGTTCCGGACGTATTTGAAAAAGTTAAAAACTATTTTCTACTAAAAGATTTAGTTTGCGATCTTAGTAAATACACTCCTGGTATGTTGTTACCTTGGCATTGGGACACTTATCCTACGTACAGTAAAAACATGAATATTGATAACATAGAAAATATTGTTAGGATAATTGTTTTTTTACATGATAGCCAACCAGGTCATCAGTTATGGATAGAGGATAAATTTTGCCACGGTCCGGCCGGTTCATGGTTCAGCTGGACTGGCACTACAAAACACATGGCTGCAAATCTTGGCGAGTCTGATCGTTACGTAATACAACTTACAGGTCATGTGTAATGTATTCAGTATATCAACATTGGGATAAATTAAAAACTTGTATAGTTGGACGAAGTTATCCACCTGAGTTTTACCATTGGATTACTAATAGCAAAACTAGAACAAAGTTTGAAAAACTTGCCGACGAGACCGAACAAGATTTTCAAAATTTAATTAACTTATTAACTAAAAAATTCAATGTTGAAGTTGTACGCCCTGAATTACCTTCTGATTTAGATAGTCTTTACGTTGATAACAAATGGGTAATGCCTCCGGTTGCACCAAGAGATTATTTTATTACGATAGGCAACAAGTTTTGGGTACCAAAAGTGCCAAATGCTAGTCATGCGTGGAATGTTTTTTACAGACAAAATAAACAACTTGATTGGCCTGACTATGCAAGACCTGAACATTTTTTTAAAGATAAGCCCGAATACCAGCAGGCAATGACAGAGAAGTTCAATGAATTCCAGCAAAAAGATCAACATCATCTAGATAAAAAACTAGAATTTTATAAAAATATTTTTGCTAAAATTAAAAACAGCGGAACACAGATTGTTTATACAGATCAGGATTTTATTAATGGCTGCTTTGTAAGTCGCATAGGACATGACTTATTCTTTGGTACTCAAACATTTCACGAGGATAAAGCCGCATTATTAGAAACGGTTAATAAATTATTTCCTGACACTCGCAATCACATTGTGGATTCTGGAGGTCATGGCGATGCTGTGTATTGTCCAGTTACACCTGGCTTAATAATAAGTTTAAAAGATATACCAACTTATGCAAATACTTTTCCAGGATGGGAGGTACTTTATTTGCCTGACAGTGATTATTCAGATAATCAAAGATTTAAACAATCCATGATAAAAAATAAAGGACGTTGGTTCATTCCTGGTTTTGAAAAAGATAATAATTTAATTAATTTAGTAAACAATTATTTTGATGAATGGGTAGGGCAAGCCAGCGAAACGGTATTTGATGTAAACATATTGATTGTGGATTCTAAAAATATTATTATTAGTACACACAATGACCGTATTGAAGCAGCATGTTCACGTTATGGAATAGATGTGCATGTATCACCGTTCAGACACAAATATTTTTGGGATAGCGGCACACACTGCGTTACCAATGATCTGGATCGAGAAGGCTCAATGGGTAAGTTTCTTGACTAATGCAGTAACCTAATATAAACTATTACAATGTTTCGAATAAAAACACTTGCAGTTAAAAATTTCATGAGCGTGGGCAATGCTACCCAGGCTGTTCAGTTTGATCGTAAAGACCTAACGCTAGTCTTAGGACAAAACTTAGACCTAGGCGGAGACGACACAGGAGCCAGAAATGGCACCGGCAAGACTACAATTATCAATGCATTAAGTTATGCACTATATGGTTCAGCATTAACTAACATTAAAAAAGATAATCTTATCAATAAAACAAATGGTAAGAATATGTTAGTTACTATTGAATTTGAAAAAGATGGCATAGACTACAGAATTGAGCGCGGTCGTAAACCTAACACCATGGCATTTTATGTAGGCGGTCAGGAACAGCAAATCAGTGATGAAAGCCAAGGCGACAGCAGAGAAACTCAAGCAGAAATTGAGCGCATGTTGGGTATGAGTCACGATATGTTTAAACATATTGTAGCACTTAACACATACACTGAACCATTTCTAGCATTAAAAGCAAACGATCAACGCACTATTATTGAACAGTTGCTAGGCATCACTATGCTAAGTGAAAAGGCAGATGCTCTCAAAGAACAATTACGAGCAACCCGGGATGCTATTACTCAAGAAGAATATCGTATCAAAGCAGTATCAGATGCCAATAATCGCATTAAAGAACAAATTGAAGCCACACGACGTAGACAAAACATGTGGAGAAATAAACAAGTTAACGAAATAGTAGAACTTGAACGAGCAATAGAGGTCATTGGCGATTTAGACATTGAACAAGAACTAGCCAATCATGACGAACTTGAAGAATATCATAAACTGGTTGGCAAAATAAATGACATTACTAAATGGAAAATTAACTGTGAACAAGAACAAGTAAGATTAATTAAAGAATTAGATAAGCTTAAAAAAGAAATTGAAAAATTAGAAAACCACGAGTGCTATGCCTGTGGCCAAGCAGTACATGATACCAAGCACGAAGAAATATTAGAAGCAAAAAGAACTGCTTCTAAGGAAACTGCTTTATTTTATCTTTCTAACGAAGAGCAGTGGAAGGCTCATGCTGATGCTTTAGAAATGCTAGGAAAACCTGGGCGAGCACCAACTGTGTTCTATGATCGCAAAGAAGATGCTATTAATCATAAAAATGATTTGCAAAACCTACGCACACAACTTGATGCTAAACTTCAAGAGCTAGATCCATACGAAGAACAAATTCAAGAAATGGAAACCAAGGCGCTTGAAGAGATTAACTACGATTTAGTTAATGAATTATCAAATGTTAGAGAACATCAAGAGTTTTTGCTTAAACTATTAACTAACAAAGATAGCTTTATACGTAAACGTATAATTGATCAAAATCTTAGTTATCTAAATTCTAGATTAAGTCAGTATCTTGATCGTATTGGATTGCCACATACTGTTAAATTTTTAAATGATTTGTCTGTTAGTATTGAAGAACTAGGCAGAGAACTAGACTTTGATAACTTGAGTAGAGGCGAGCGTAATAGATTGATATTAAGTTTATCGTGGGCATTTAGAGATGTCTGGGAAAGCTTGTATCAACCTATTAACTTGTTATTCATTGACGAAGTTATTGACACTGGCATGGATAGCTCGGGCGTAGAAAATAGTCTTGCTATACTTAAGAAAATGGCTAGAGAAGGTAATCGCTCTGTTTGGTTGGTATCGCACAAAGACGAACTGGCAGGGCGTGTGAACAATGTTTTAACTGTAGTAAAAGAAAACGGCTTCACTAGTTACAATACTGATGTTGACATCACCTAAAATACTACACTTAGAAATAACTGATATTTGTCAAGCTGCTTGCCCGCAGTGTGCCAGAGAGTATGATTCTAATTTTGATCCTAACATAAAGCATTCGCTTACTGTAGATGATATACAAAGATTAGTTTCAGTAGATACTATACAAAAATTAGACAAAATGTTTATGTGTGGTAATTACGGAGACCCGGCTGCCGGCGACGCTGTAGAAATTTGTAACTATTTTAGACAAGTAAATCCTGATATTACACTAGGAATGAACACTAACGGAGGTCTACAATCTACTAGATGGTGGCAGTCGCTTGGTGCAATTATAAATCGTCAAAAAGATTATGTAGTGTTTAGCATTGACGGACTAGAGGATACCAATCATTTATATAGAAAAAATGTAGTATGGGATAAGGTAATAAAAAATGCCGGTGCGTTCATTCAGGCAGGAGGTCGTGCGCATTGGGAAATGATAGTATTTGAACACAACGAACATCAAGTAGAACAAGTAGAAAAACTAGCAAAAGATTTAGGATTTTATATTTTAAGATACAAAGTTAGCAGAAGGCATAATTTGGTACCTATCGCGAAAATTAAACCTCCTAAGAATTATACAGAAAAAATAGAATTATCTGATACTATACGCTGTCAGGCACTGGAAGAAAATAGTGTATATCTATCTAGTCAAGGCACGTTTCATCCTTGTTGTTGGCATGGTAATCGTGGCGGTACGCAATTGGATAAATTTAGCGAACTTATTACTTCTTGGAGCACTACTCCAAACATTGTTTGTAGGCAAACCTGTAGTGTGGTCAATAACAAAACTAATTTTTCAAATCAATGGCGCAAAGAAATTATGTTAAATCCTTAAAAGTCATAATTATGTGTGCATGGTATGGCTTTTTGAAGATAAAACGGTTGAGATACTACCCGAAGATTGTGTTGGGTTCGTCTATATGATTACAAACACAGTGTCTGGCCGAAAATATATTGGAAAAAAGTTAGCCAAATTTTCAAAAACTACTGTTAAAACTGTAAAACTAAAAAATGGCTCAAAAAAGAAAAAGAAAATCAGAAGTAAAATAGACTCAGACTGGCAAGAATATTATGGCTCAAACGACGAACTCAAAAAAGACGTAGAAACCCTAGGCTCAGACAAATTTAAAAGACAAATACTATATTATTGTAAATCAAAAGCTGAATGCTCATATATTGAAGCAAGAGAACAATTTAGACACCAAGTCTTAGAATCAGATGATTATTATAACGGGCATATACAAGTCCGTGTCCATGGCTCTCACATAAAAGGTCGTTTATAGCAATGAAAAAGATAGTATTTGCTGGCTGTTCATTTACCGCAGGACATGGATGGGATGACATTGACCCTATTACGAGTTCTCAAATTGAAGCCAAAGACTATCCAGGCTTGTGGGTAAACTTATGCCAAAAAAATATTGATAGATTTCAAGAGCTTGAATTGGAAAACTTAGGTGTAGGCGGAGCAAGCAATACAGAAATTTTTGAAAATGTAACTAGATTTATGTCTAAACATAGCAAAGACATTGACACTATTTTTTGTCAATGGACCGCAGCTCCAAGATATAATTTTAATGTTGGGTTTGAACTATGGAATACTACCGAACATTTTAATTTGGCTTCTATGCTATCACACGATGTTAATCTTAATCAAGGCAAATCCTACTCGCGCGAATACATAAAAGATTTAGTTAACAGATTATTAGTAATGCACCATATACACTGGGAAATTTTAAAAATTGTTGACTATACTAATATTATTACTAGACTAGCAAATTTGTTAAATATCAAGAATATATTTTTTATAAACGGGTTGTGTCCTTGGGACAACAACTATTTTGTTGAACTATCAAATGTTGATCCTGAAAGTTATACACCTTTTACAAAAAAAGAAATTTTAAACATAGAAACTAGAGACGACAAAGACATTCACACACTTTACAAATTGGCACATTCACAATACAACTCAGCTGGCGGAATTAATAGCAATTTATGGATTAATTTATATCAGTCATTTCACTCACTCACAATAGACAAAAATTTTGATCTAGTACATCCTGGCACACAAAGCAATCGCACTTTTTTCAACATCATTACAAATAGGCTCAAAGAGTTACAATTTATCAAGTAGTAATTGCAAGCACAAGCATCAAAATCGTGTGCCCTACACCTGGTTGAAATATACGCAGGGATGGAAGTCTCGTCGCTACAACGAGCACTCAACTACTACCCGCAAGGATGAAGATCGCAAATGCCGCGATTTAGTTGTTTGAACAGGATTCATAAAGGCTAAAAAGACGCGATAGCGATATCGCACGTTTACAATGCAGGCTGATATTTGTATTGTAGATCGCCGTTGTATAAAGACGGAGCTCGAGGTACCGGACAACCGCCTCTGTAACGCTCTAATATCAGTGACTGTGCTACTCAGATGAAGTACATATATTTTTTGCCCGCCCTGGGCAAAGAGTGACCAATTAATCTAGATGAAATCTAAAAAAGCATTGATGAGCGAAGCGAAATCAATAGACTAACGAAGTTAGTCTTAAAAGAATGGCATTCCTGATTTCTTGGCAGTTTCTAAATTATCTTTAATGATTTCGTTTATGATACGGCGTTCATCTGATCCCAGAAGCATAGCGTCGTTATAAGATAAACCGCCGCGCATGTACCAGCACATTCTTAGTAGATCTTCTTTAATATCTTTAACTTGTTTTTCGTAGCTCTTAACTAAGCCTAAAATACCTTCGGCGTCAAGTGTTAAGAGCTGTTGGCGAAAAAACTTGCATAATCAAACGTTAACGCAACATCGTAGGTTTTACTACAATTTTCACATGTTCCTGTTTGTGATTTAAGTGCACCTTCTTGACTAAGCTCAACTATGCGCTCTTGTAATTTTTTACAAATTTCTGAATCACAATTTAAATAGAATTCTTGAATAAATTCTGGTTCTGACACTATAGTACCACTATCAACTAGCTCAATAAACTGTGTGCTATCTACTAGTAGTTTTGCATTTAAATCAACTAATCTAGTAATGTGGTGCTTATATGCACTAATTTTTGTTTGATCTTCTGTATTGTCACTGACAATGTTTTCCAACATACGTTGTTGTTCATATGAAATTTTACTAGTTTCATTTAAACTTGCGTAAGTTTGTGGCTTGATTTTGATTCTAATTTTTTCATGTTCTAATTTTTTATCGTAGTCAGGACATTGTATGCTATCTAGATAGCCTGTTAATTCAACTTCAAATCTATTTTCTGTCTCGCAATGCGGGCATTTAGTGTCGATGTTCATGGTATTGCCATAAGACGCTACCCTAATCGCAATTAAAATAGCATCTACATCTGTACTAGGAATTTCCCACGCATCGGTAATGTGTGGACAACAACTTTCTATAACATCTACTACACCTTGGCCGTTTAATAATGCGTCAGGTGTTTTTAATAAAATCTCATCTTTTGCTGTCATTGGATATATTGGTAATTCACCTGTTTTGGGTATATCCAACCCAGCAGTCCAGTGCTGGCCATTGCTTGGTAATCTTAGATAAATTCCTGGTTGTCTAAAATGCGCTCGCAAAGGATTGAGAGGTTTTTGATCCATTTTTTGATTCCTATAAATAATTGATAATACTATATTTATAGGCTAAAAATATGGCTGATCCACAAATCCAACAACTGTTACAAGCGTTTCAACAACTGACCGGAACGGCCGGCAATGCTAGGGCATCAATGGCTGCTGCCAGCCAGTCCATGGCTAGACTGCGCACAGAAATGCAACGTGGCACAGGAACAGTGCAAAGTCAAACTGCCGCACTACAAAGCTCTATTTCGCAATTTGCTGCACTGGATACAGCCACGCAGCAGTCAGCAGCTGGGCAAAAGCTACTGGCCCAACAGGCACAGGCTGCTTCAGAGATATTTAGAGATGCTGCTGGATCAATGACCGCATCAGTACTAAAAGGCGGCTTAGCCGAAGCCATCAACTATGTAACAAAACAAATTACTACAACCATAGGCAGCTATCAAGAAGGTGCCAGTGGTATCCAAACAGCATTTAACATGCAAAATGCTGCCATGGAAAGTCAGATTCAAATACTGAATAGATTGAGTTCTGGTGCAGAAGTTGCAGCCACTACTCTAGCACTAATACCAAATCCAATTGCTAGACTGGTTGCAGGGCTAGCAGGAGGCACATCGGCCTTAATGGCTTTTGCTGCTCAGGCCGGTACCAAAACGCTAGAAGGCATGAAAATGCTTGAAAAAGAAACTACCATTACTGCAATGTCATTTGATGTCTTGCAAAAGAATGGAGTTTTATTTGGCGGCGGTATGCTGCAAATGAGAGAAACTAGCGGCGAATTGCGTTTAAATCTCAATGAATTTTCTAAAGTTGTATCGCACAGCAGGAAAGAATTAACTGATTTTGGCGGATCAACAGTAGGTGGTGTTAAAAAATTAAGAAATGTAGGATTAGCACTTGATCAACTTGCCACCGAAGGAAAAGATTTACGCAGAAATCTATTACTGTCTGGTATCAGTTATGAAGAACAAACCGAAGGCATGGTCCAATTCATGGACATGATGAACAAGACCGGTAAGTTGCGTGGAATGACTGATAAAGAAATTGCGGAAACAGGTGCCAAATATTTGATAACTCAGAAGGCTATTGCAGCGTTTACTGGCGAAGAAGCAAAACAAGCGCAGGCTCGAGCCAAGCAAGCAGCCGAACAAGGTGCAGTAAGAGTAAAACTAGAAAAAATGGGCGGCGAAGCTGCGCAGAAATTTAGGCTGTTGTCTGAACAAGTAGGCCCGGACATGACCAAGGCTTTGCAACAGATGTTAGTGACCGGTGGCAGTGTGGTAGACAAAAATCTAAACATTATGTTGGCAAACAG